ATGAAATCATTAACCCTCTTCAATCAACCAATCCGTGTCGGGGAAGACGGCATGATCTGCCTCACCGATATGTGGAAAGCCAGTGGCAAAAGTGATGCTGAATCGCCTTATCACTATCTGCGAAACAAGCAGACCAAGGAGTTCCTGGCCGAGCTTGAGAAAAACCACGAATCTGTGGTTTTCACTGCGCGCGGCGTACACGGCGGAACTTATGGCGGGAAATTTGTTGCTTACGATTACGCTGCCTGGTTAAACCCCGGGTTCAAGTACGCGGCCTATAAAGTCCTCGATGACTACTTCACTGGAGAGCTTCAGCATCGCAACAGCTTAAGTGCGCAACTCAACATGAAATGTCATGAGTTTGACCAGAAGAAAGACATGGCGAGCTTCTGCGGGCAAGGCCTCGCGGCATGGCGCTATACGAAACCTGTGTTGGTTGCTGAGATTAACACCCTTGCTAACCAGTTGCAGATTACGATCCCCGGGCTGCCTGGATGAGTAATCGCGTCATCGAATGCGCCTCCAGAGCGGGGCGCGACTTCTCAGAGTTCATGAAAGGCGAGAAGGGCATGATGGAAGCGCTGGCCTCGGTGGATCAGTTTGGCGAGCAACTCCGTCTTAACGGATGCGTCAATCATCACTTTGTAAGTTACATGATGCGTAACTCGATCATGCAGGCATTCATGGACATGGCAAATGCCGAGAAGAAAGAAGAACGCCGCCGTAAACGAGCTGAAGCGAAAGCAAAGTCGAAGTAACCATTACAAAGCTCATCCCTGGGTGGGCTTGATAATGGATATCCCCTACGGAGGATAAATTGCAAATACACCCTATAGGGGATAAGTGGAGTAACCAATGGCAACATGCAGACTGTCGCTTCAAATCAAAAGCAGGTGGTGGCTGCCGGTTTATCTACGGACGCTGGCACTGTTCTGCATGCTGATGAGATGCGAGCCAAACTACCAAAAGGTGTCTGCATTCATTGTTAAGTACGCCATCAACCAGAAGTTGACGGCGATGCCAGCAGAAGAAAAAACGGAGTAACGAATGAACAAGCCGGACTGGGAGGCTATCGAATCGGCTTACCGGGCCGGAGTGCTATCGGTGCGTGAGTTGGCCGGGAAATATGGCATCTCCCATCAAGCCATCAGCAAGAGAGCCAAGAAGGAAGGTTGGGAGCGAGATCTAAAAGCCAAGGTTCAGGCAAAGGCTGATGCACTGGTTGCCAAACGTGAGGTTGCCAAGCAGGTTGCCACCGAAAGCACTATTTCAGAGCGGCAACTAATCGAGGCGACTGCAGAGGTAATCGCTACTGTTCGAATGGAGCACCGAGGAGATATCCGCCGGGCTCGCGAACTGACCAATACGCTATTCGATGAGCTTGCCGGAGAGTGTGGCGATGTGGCCGCGCTTGAGATGCTCGGCGACCTTATGCGCCGTGAGGATGACAAAGGCCAGGATAAGCTCAACGATCTGTACCACAAAATAATCAGCCTGCCTTCCCGCGTTAAGTCCATGAAAGACCTGAGCGACAGCCTTAAGACGCTGATCGGCCTCGAACGTGAGGCGTACAGCATCGAGAATAAGGCTGAAACGAAAGAGGTAACCCATAACGTCATGCTGGTACCAACCAGTGACAGCGTGGATGACTGGGAAGCGGCAGCGCAGAAACAACAGGGCGGGGTTCTCGGTGGATGAATTACAAAGCTGTTTGGAAGCCACTGCCTGGATCGCAGTCTCTGGCGCTGAGCTGCCCGTGTAACGAAATCCTGTTCGAGGGTACTCGTGGCCCTGGTAAAACCGCTGCGCAGTTAGCCAGGTTCCGGCGCAATGTCGGCGTGGGTTATGGCTCATTCTGGCGCGGCGTCATTTTCGACACCGAATATAAGAACCTTGCCGACATCATCACTCAGTCGAAGCGTATGTTTCGCTTGTTCAACGATGGTGCGCGATACCTGTCATCTGCGAGCGAATTGCGATGGGTATGGCCTACTGGCGAGGAACTTCTCTTCCGTTTCGGCAAAGAGGCGGACGACTACTGGGATTTCCACGGGCAGGAATTCCCGTTCATTGGCTTTAACGAGCTGACTAAGCAGCAGTCCCCGGAATTCTACGAAATGATGTTCTCCTGCCGCCGCTCATCGTTCAGGCCGGAAAACTACCCGCTGGAGAATGGCAAGTTATTGAGGCCAATCCCGCTGGAGACGTTCAGCACGACCAACCCGTTCGGCATCGGGCATACCTGGGTGAAGAAGCGATTCATTGAGCCAGCGCCGCGCGGAACCGTACAGCGCGACCGGCAAATGGTGTTCAACCCTCAGACAGAACGAGAAGAGGAAATCACGCTTACCCGTGTGGCTATCCACGGCTCGTTTAAAGAGAACCCTTACCTCGACCCGCAGTACATAGCTACCCTGATGGCCATCAAAGACCCTAACCGACGCAAAGCGTGGGTCGAGGGCTCCTGGGATGTGACCAGTGGCGGGCGATTCGACCACCTGTGGAATGAGTCGCTGCACGTCATTAAGCCGTTTCGTATACCGGATAGCTGGACCGTCGACCGCTCTCACGACTGGGGCGAGTCGAAGCCGTTCTCTAATCTGTGGTGGGCGCAGGCCGATGGTACCGCCGCCGAGCTGCCTGATGGTCGACAGTTTTGCCCGCCGGCAGGTTCGATAATCCTGATCGGAGAATGGTACGGCTGCCCGCCAGACGAGCTGAACAAAGGCCTGAATATGTCATCCACCAACGTCGCGAAAGGCGTGGCGTGGATTGATAAGCGGCTGGTGGGCGAAGACGTCGACGAGCCGGAAGAGATTCAAATCGACGGTGTCACGCAGGGCCAGCTTCACATTATGCCGGGCATCTGTAGCGAAGTGATCCCAGGACCAGCTGACGGGGCGATATTCAACACCGGCGATAACGAGTTATCGATCGCTCAGAAGATGGAAGCGCAGGGTGTTACCTGGTTGCCAGCTGATAAAAAGCCTGGCTCCCGCATCAACGGCGCATCTCTTTTTGCGGATATGCTCGAAGCGGTGGTTGAAGGCGTGAAGCTGGAATCAGGTATGCCTGAGAAGCCAGCATTCTACGTTTTTGACTATTGCCGTGGCTGGATAAGCCGCATTCCGGTGCTCGTTCGTGACGATAAAAACCCTGATGACGTAGACACCCAGCAAGAAGACCACGACTGGGATGGAACACGTTATCGCGTACTGCATTCACCACAAAAAATCACCGGCATGTTGGTGCGATCGCGCTGACGGAGGACATCGTGACCGAAAGCGAAATGAAACAACAGCGCGCCAGTAACTCCAGTGTTGAGAGGGAGCGGAATAAAAACCTCTCGATGCTGTTTAACGGCACCAGTAATACCAAACGCCAGCGACTCTATCAGGAGTTCGGTTACCCGCTGCACCTCACGTTTGATGACTTTTACCGGGCGTACCGGCGTAATGCGGTGGCCGGTGCCGCCGTGACGCGTATGCTCGACGGGTGCTGGGAAGACTACCCTGATGTTTACGAGGGCGACCAGACAAAGGACGCATCGAAGCAAACGGCTTGGGATAAGCGTGTCAACAAGCTCCTGAAACGCTGCTGGGAGCAGATTAAAGGCGCAGATCGCCGCAACCTGGTTGGGCGTTACTCTGCGATCCTGCTTCAGATTAAAGATAGCAAGAAGTGGTCTGAACCTGTTGACACCACCATCGTGGGAAGGCTTCAGGAAAAGGCGCTCGTTAAGCTAATTCCTGCATGGGAAGCGCAAATCGACCCGGTTAATTGGGACGATAACCCGGACAGTGAAACGTTCGGCGAAGTGACGATGTACTCGTTCACCGAATTGCCGGTTGACGGGAACTTCGACGCTCGCCCGGGCCGAATCATCAACGTACACCCAGATCGCGTAATCATCCTGGCCGAGGGATCTGATGATGGCGTGATGACGTCGGGCAAATCGCTGCTTGAGGCTGGATTCAACAAGCTGCTGGACATCGAGAAAGTGAGCGGTGGTGCGTCTGAGGGATTCCTGAAGAACGCCAGTCGCCAGCTTAACTACTCGTTCAGTGAGAAGACGAACTTCTCCGCACTGGCGAAAGCGCTCGGCGTGGCGGAAGGGCAGCTTGCTGAAGCACTTGATCAGCAGGTCCGTCGCCTTAACGACAGCACCGACAGCGCCAGTTTTATGCAGGCTGGTACTGCCGAGGTGTTGAGCGTGGCAGCAGCTGACCCAGAGCCGACCTGGCGAACCGACCTGTGCGAGTTCTGCGCGACCGTTCCTATTCCTGTGAAAGAGCTCGTTGGAATGCAGACGGGTGAGCGCGCCAGCACTGAGGATGCAAAGGGCTGGGGTCGCACCAGGATGAGCCGTCGGAAAGGCTTCCTGACCGACGTAATCACTGATGTGGTTTCACGCTTCTGGACGCTTGGCATTATTCCACCGGCTCAGAATGAAGAAATCACCGTGGGATGGTCTGATTTGCTGGCGCCGAGCCAGGCAGAGAAGATCGCCAACATGGATAAGCTCGCCGACGTGGCTGTGAAATCGACGAATGCTTTCGGTCGTTCGGCTATCGAAGAGAACGAAATCCGCGCTGCTGGCGAACTGCAGCCACTGCCTGAGCTTGATGATGAGGTTCCGCCTGATGGCAACAAACCAAAGCCTGATCCTCTGGCCGACCCTCAGTCAGAAGCCGAAAAGTCCGGTAATACCACGGTCGAAAGTTGACCCCACGATGTCGCGCAAGTCCGTCAGCAAGATGGAGCGCGACATTGAGGACCGGTATTACGCGATAAAGGTGGCGCTGAAAGCTCTGTTCGACCAGCGCCTTACCGGGAGAGAGCGCGAGGTTAACAGCCATAACTGGCATTTCCTGTGCCACGACCACGGCGAGGATATTCGGCTCTACCAGGTCAACGCCGGCAAGTTCATCTACGACATGTCGGCGCAGGAACTGGCTGACCTGCTGGAAGCGGTGCAGGCTATTCTCGATGACCATCTGCTGGATGGGGGCGAGCAAAACCTCTGGGCGATGGATTACGTCGTCGCAGAGGCGCAGCGCGGCACGCTGGAGGCCTTCAATAACCTCTCGCAGCAGTCGCAGGTGTATGCCAGTCAGACGACGCTACAGCAGCTGTTAAACAGCCCCGGTCACCTTAATCAGGTGGCGGCGGCCAGGCTGACAACGTTTAGTGACTGGAAGGTTATCAGCGACACCGCCCGCGGCGACCTGACCAATATCATCACTGACGCGGTAGCGCGCGGGGTGAACCATCGCGAGACGGCCAGCGTCATCAGCAAGCGTCTCGATGTGTCGATGTCGAAGGCGAAGACCATCGCTCAGACCGAGCAGGTCGGAGCGCTGCGGCAGGCGCAATGGAACGAAACGGACTGGGCTGCTGACCGTTTAGGTCTGAATACCGGCCTCCTATGGCTATCGGCGCTCAAACCAACGACGCGCACCTGGCACGCCAGCCGTCACGGCAAGGTCTACACCACGGAAGAGGTGCGCGATTTCTACAGTGAAATGAAGAACCGCGCCAACTGTTATTGCAGCCAAATCCCAGTATTACTGACAGATGATGGTCAGATTTATAACGAGGGATTGGCTGATAAATTGGCTGCCGAGCGCAAGAAATGGAAGCCTGACGAAAAGTGAAGTGGTAAAATTGACGTGCGGCTAGACCGGCCAGTCGAAGAGGGTGAACGTAGACACCCCTGCCGCACCCATCATCTACGAAACCTGCTACGAGGTTTAGAATGAAATCATGCAAGAAATGCGGTGAGACCAAGCCGTTATCTGAGTTTTACAGAAGCAAAAAATGCACTGATGGATATCGCGGAAGCTGTAAGGCGTGCGCCTCTTTGCTTAACAAAACAAAATGTCTTCCAGCCAGCAAAGATGGCGTTGTCCCTCTGCCATCAAAGGATAGGCTGAATGAGCTTTTTGAGGTGTTAGGGTCTGACCTGATAGCCAAGATATCTCGCGGCTGCGTCAAGAGTGGCTCAGTTTGTGGCTATAAGCGCAAAGATGGCTACATCCGCGTCAAAGTCGATGGCGCACTGGTAATGGCCCATCGAATCGTCTGGAAGATGTTCAACGGCGATGAGCCTGATTTTATCGACCACATTAACGGCGTGCGCTCCGACAATCGCATAGAAAATTTGCGAGCCGCCACCAAGTCGATCAATAAAATAAACGAGAGCCTTAGGTCTAACTCGCAATCTGGATTTATCGGAGTTTCTTGGCACACGCCAACAGATAGCCGAAAGACATCAAAATGGGTCGCAAAGATCGCACTTGCTGGTAAGCACCATCACATCGGGTACTTCCATGACCTCAAGCTTGCTGTCCTCGCCTACAACGCTGAATGCGAACGGCTCCATGGCGAATACGGCAAGCGCAAGATTGAGCACAACCTGAATAAGCTCCGAGAAATGGGGCTGTTATAAACGAATAAAGGTCGCTTCGGCGGCCTTTTTTATTGCCAGAAATCCACCAATGAGGACCCAGCATGAAACGCAACCGCGTTAACGTGCTGACCGTCGTCAACTCCGCTTCAAACATCACCACTGAAACCATCGACGGCAAGCCACATATCGTGGTTCGCGGTATCACGCCTGTCGTGGACGATATTGTGATGAACCGGAAGTTGTACCCGGCAGCAGAAATCGAAAAGGCCTACAACACGCTCGAGCGTAACCCGATGCCGCTGGGCCACCCGAAAGTAGATGGCAAGCATGTGTCGGCGCGCGATGTACGGGCGGTGAATGAGTACCACGTCGGGGCCTGGTTACAGAACGTCAGCCATAAAGACGGTAAAGTGACGGGCGACATGTACGTTAACCGCCAGTACGCCGAGTCGAGCGACAAGGGAAAGCGCCTGATCAACCGCCTGGATGAGATGCTGGCCGGTATCAACTCCGACCCTATCCACATCTCCACAGGCCTGCTCTATTCCGGCATCGCTGCTAATGGTGAATCGAAGGGCAAGAAGTACAACGAGATCGCCACAAACATGATGTTTGACCATGTGGCGGTGTTGCTTGATGAGCCCGGCGCAGGTACGCCGGAGGAGGGCGTGGGCATCTTCGTTAACTCAGAAGGTGATGATCAGCAGATCGAAGTTGCCCGCCTGGCTGACGGAATCGACTGCACCCGCGATGGCCTGATCAACAAAACCAAATTCTTCTTTACCAATGCCTCCAACTTTTCCTTCGACGACATCCAGCGCGCAATCAGTGAAAAGCTGCGAGAGGGTCGATCTGATGACAACTGGCTTTGGCCAGAGTCGGTATGGCCTGACACCTTCGTATACCGGGATGATTCCCGTTATTTCAAACAGAAGTACATCATCGACGATGACGGCAAGGCCCAATTCGTCGGCGAACCTGTAGAAGTCGTGCGCAAACAACCTGAGTACGAGATTAAAACCAACGGAGAGAACGATCCGATGAAAGAACTGATTATCAATGCGCTGCAAGCCGCTGGTAAGCCGACTGAAGGCAAGTCCGACGCCGAGCTGATGGACGCATACAACCAGATGAAGGCCGAAGAAGCCATCGCCAAGAAAAAAGGCGATGAAGAAATCGACCCGGAAACCGGCAAGCCCAAGAAAAAAGAGCAGGCCGCCAATAACGAAGAGATGCCAGCGTGGGCGCAGAAACTCGCCGATCGCGTGGACGTCGTTTTCAACAGCCTGAGCGCTAACGCCGATAAAGAGAAAGGCGAAAAGCGCGCGGCTGTGAAGCTGGCGATGAACATGAGCGACGACGAAGTCGCGGATCTGGACGGTAAGGCGCTCGACGCCATGTACGCCAAGTGCCAGACATCTTTCGGCCTGAACGGTGCATTCCGCCATCAGGCAACCAACACCCAATCAGTCAGCGAAATGCCGGAGTAAAAAATGGCTAAAGACGGAAAGCATATTATCCACGCCGGCGGCGTGTTCCCTAATCCGCTGCTTAACCGTGAAGGCGGGGCGGCTGCATCGACTCTGCCTGGTACAGTTGGCTTCTTCAGTACTGCTGACAAGTTCACGGCCTCTGTGGTCGGGGCAGAATCCGCCATCAAGTATGTGGCAAACAAAGACTACCTGCGCTGCCTGAGTGTTGATGACGCAATCCCAGCCAATGAATTGGTTGTTGGTATTCATCCGCTGCCTGGCATGTTCCTAAATGTGCGAGCAGCAGCGGGCACTTACACCAAAGGCCAGCCGGTTGCAGTAGCCAACGGTCAGATCACTGCGGTTGTAGATGATGCCGCCGTATTCGCTTATGTCGAAGAAGATAAAGCAGTCACTGCGGTGGCGGGCGATCTGATTCGCGTTGTGTTCAAATAAGGAGCACTGAATGTTTGTATTCTCCAAGTCTATCGGCGAGAAGACCGGTAACCTCGCGGTAAACCAGGCGCAATGGCGCGCTCTCGAACTTGAGCGAAACGCCAGTGCTCAGGCAGCAGCTGATTTTCTGGCGCGCACTCAGTTCCGTGGTGATGCAGAAAACGCCCCTTATCTCGACGCGGTGAACGCAGTTGACGATATCCGCCGCCTGTATCGCGCTTTCGACACAACTGTGCTTCAGCAGTTCGAGCCAAATACCGAATTCACCCTACTGAACGATCTGATGCCGCTCTCTCGCTCAGTGCGAATTGAGCAGTCTCGTTACGATTACGCTCGTACCGGTGGCCGCGGCTGGGCTCATACTTCCATGTCCGGTCAGGTTGGTGCGGCGCTGGATGCACGCAGCTATTCATTCGATGGCACCATGGTACCTATTCACGACTCGGGCTTTAAGTTCGAATGGCGTGATCCAATCTTCAACAGCCCGCAGGCATTGCAGTCGCAGTCGGATGCTCAGCGTGGTTCTGTAGAAGATGTACAGCGTCGTTACGTTGACTACATTTTCAACGGCTTCCGCGATAAGGCTGGTAACTTTGCAGTATTCGACGGCCTGACCTGGAAAGGGCTGCGTGACGATGAGCGTGTAGCACAGATCGACCTTGGGGCTTCCGGCCTTAACATCGATTTCACCTCTGGCACAGCAACGTCTCAGGCTATCCGCGCCGGGGCAATCGCGCTTCGTGATCAGATGCGTCGCGTAAACAACCAGTATGCAGAGCAGACCTGGTATGTATCCGGCGAAATCATCTCCAACCTGGAACGCTACTTCTCCGACAACTTCCAGTCCGGAACGATCATGGATGAAATCCTGAAGCTGACCGGCGTTGCGGCGATTAAAGAAGACAGCCAACTGTCAGGTAACGAAATCGTCATCGTTCCGCTGTCTGCTGGCGTCATTGCTCCAATCGTCGGCCAGGCTATCGGTACCGTTGCATCTCCGCGTCCTGAGTACAACAGCGACTACATCTGGCGCACCTGGGGTGCAATGGGGTTGATGGTCAAGCAGGACATCAACAACAAATACTCCGTAATTCACGCATCAAGCTAAGGATAAATCATGGCACTGGTAGAAATCGTGGCAAGCAACCTGCACGCCGGTGCCAACCTCCGCAAGCTGGAGGTTGGTTCAGTGGTGGATGTGGACGATGCAACAGCTGAGCGCTGGATCAGCACTGGCAAGGCGAAGGAGACCGACAAGAAGAAAGGCGAGAAGCTTACCTTCGAAGTGGCTACTCCTTCAGCTCCTGCGACAGATCTGACGGCCCTTCAAAAGCAACTCGCCGACGCACTGGAGCAGAACCAAAAGCTAATCGCCGATGGTGAAGCTAAAGACAAGGCTCATGCTGACGCACTGGCAGCAGAAACAAAACGCGCCGACGATGCCGAAGCAGCACTGGCGGAAGCAATCAAGAAGGCGAAATAACCATGGCTGACCCAATCACAGCGGCAGACGTGCAGGCGTTCCTCGGTGAATTGGGTTACTCCATCCCGGGCGCGCTGCTGGAGCCGATTCTCTGCGTGGTGAACAAAATCATCCCGTGCCTCGATGGTGCCGGGTATGACGAGTGCACCGCGAAGCTGATCCTGATGTACGCCGCCGCGCTTATGGCTACTTCGTCCGGTGCGCGCCGCATAAAATCGCAGGGGGCGCCGTCTGGCGCGTCCCGATCGTTTGAATATGGCGACGACAGCATTACCTGGCTGCGCGACTCGCTTGCCCGGCTCGATACCAGCGGCTGCACCGGTGAGTTGCCGATCAGCGCCGGTAACACCGTGGGCCTGTTCATGGTGGTTGGGGGCTGCTGATGACGTACAAATCAGTTAAGCATGGCCTTCCGCGCTCATTCGTCCGCGTCTGGGTGATGACCGACACAGGGCGAGAGACTACTGGTTACGTTAAATCGGACGGCGAGTGGCATATCAACTGTGAGCGCATCAGGGCGACCGGCGCGAAGGTGCTGCGCTGGAAGGAGGGCTGATGTCAGCAACCGCGAATTGGAGTTATACCGCAAAGGCCACTGTCTGGCGAAACCTTGGCAAGGATGAATACGGCGATCCTCTTGGGTATTCCGCTCCTCTTGTCATTGATTGCGACTATCAGGGTGGCATGTCAGAGAAGATTGCTGGTGTATCTGCGTCTCTCGGTAACCTTGGTTCAGAAGTGGTGGTTAAAAACACGTTATGGACTGAATACGCAGACGCGCAGACCGGTGATTTCATCTTCATCGGTGAGTCTGTCGAGTCTGATCCTCTGGTGGCTGGTGCCGACAAGATTTTGCAGGTCATCCGGTACGCCGACACATTCAATCGGACCGCAGACGATTATGCGCTGCTATCGGGGCTATAAATGGGCGGTAAAGTTCGTGGCATATCTCAGGGCAAGGCCAATCTGAACAGACTGATTGATGACATCACCGGGCGCAAGATTGCCCGCGCCATTCAGTCAGCACTCATTATCGGCAGCTCACAGGCCGCGCTTTATACCCCCATCGACACATCGTTACTGATTAACAGCCAGTACCGAGAACTGGTTATTAACGGCGTGCGCGTGACAGGGCGTGTCGGGTATTCAGCAGCTTACGCGCTGACAGTTCACGACCCTAACGTTAAGCAAAACTTCCGGCGTTCAACGGCTGAGAAAGAGTTCTTGCGTAAAGGCTTTGATGACATGCGCGGGCAAATCGACGCGGTGGTGCATAAGGAGATATCGGTATGACGCCATCAATGTATGAACGGGTCAAAAACCTGTTCGTTGCGGCCGGGCTTACTGAAGGGCGGATCGTGCAATTGCTTTTCTTTGAAGACACCAGGAAAGCGACTGACTCATTTATCGTATTCCGACCAAATGGCGGAACACCAATCCGTAAAGACCTTGGAGCAGAACATTACGTACTGGTCGATGTTATCGGGCCGAGGGATAAACGCGCGGTCACTGCTCAGGCAGTGCAGAAAATTATTGATTACGTGCAGGACAACCCCATCAGCGACAGCTGTGTAGGGCAAATCGAAAATATGGGTGGCATCCCGCCACCGATACCGACCGATGAGGGAAGGATCGTCTTCCGACTTCAATTCGCTTGCCTCTACGGGGAGTAAGCAACATCAACAGGCTGCCATATGGCGGCATTTTTTATTTATGAAGAGGTAAGAATATGCAAGGTTGCTCTACTGACAACAGTAAGCTCTTTGGTCGCGCCGTGGTGCTGGAGGTTGCGTTGGGCTGCCCTGACACAATCCCGCTTGAAAGCGAGCGACTGCCGCTGATGGCTGGCACGTCGAAAGGCTTTGACTTTAGCCCTAACACTGTTACCAGCGATGCTGATGATACGAAAGGCTACGTTGAAAATATCGTCACAAACAGTGATTTCACCATCTCATTTGAAGGTGAAGTTCGCAAGCGTGACAAACTCGATCAGTTCGGTGTCGGTAACTTCGTTAAATATTACAACGACGAGGTGAAAGCAGGTCGCCAGCCGACTATCTGGGTTTTCATGGATTACGGCCCGGTTCGTTTTGTCGGTTATATGGTGATCACCGCGCTTAGCTCTGATGGTGGCAGTAACGATATTGTTACGCTGACAACGGAATTTAAGGTATCTGATTCTGACACCATCGACGTGCAACTGGTCGCTGAAGATGTTCCGGTTACAGGTGTGACTGTGACACCTACCAGTGCATCTGTAGCAGCTGGATCGTCCACAACATTCGCGGTAAACGTAGCGCCTGCCGATGCATCGGAGAAAACCTTCACGGCTACATCTTCCGTTCCGGCAAGGGCAACCGCGACAATCAGCGGCAACACGGTAACAGTTAACGCCCCTTCCGGCGCGACAGCAGGCACTGCCAATATCACAGTGAAAACTGACGATGGCGAATTCACTGCCGTATTTGCCGTGACAGTGACGGTTTAACCTGCATTACATGGGGTATCGCCTGGTGCCCCAGATAATTCAGGTTATGAGGTTTTCATGAAACCAATAAAAGAAATTGGGGAATGCCTGATCACATATGGAGATCAGGACTATTTACTCAGGCCTTCATTCATCAACATGACACGGATAGGCGAACCCGTCGAGATTGTCAGCACCTTCTATAACCTCTATCACGACGAAGTTTCCGGGTTAATTGAATCAGCGATAAAAGCTTATGGTGTCGTTCCTGTCTGGCTTATCGAGCATATCAAATCGACCAGTTACGGGCGCAAGGCTGTAATGGCAGCTATGACAGTGATTGATGCATGCTGCGATGAAGATACCACTGCTTTGATCGGCGAATTGCGTCCAGCTAAAACGGCAGGGAAAACATTTAAGGTTCGCCGTGGTGCCATGAATGAATACAACATGCTGATCATTGCTCAGTCACTGATAGCTCATGGCATCATCGGAAAAGCTAAGGTCAGGAAACTTCAGCGGCATGAAAGCAATGAAGCGACCAGTGAATTCAATGCGTTTGAATATATCAGCGCAGCGCGAAATCACTTCGGCATGAGCCGGGCAGAGGCTGAGCAGCTCACGATGACTGAATTTCAATTACTCATCGCTGCAAAATACCCGGACCAGAAAGGCTTCACCAAAGAAGAATATGATGCCGTTGCCGATGAATACATGGCAAGAAAAGCCAGAAAGCTCGCCAGGGCGAAAAAAGCGGCATGGCGGAAAAATTGAGTAAACAGCCTCGCTCCGGCGGGGTTTTTTATTGCCCGGAGAATAGCGAATGACCACGAACGTTGGCGAAATTTACTACGAAGTAAGCGCTGACGTAGCGCCACTGCTGCAAGCGCAGCGCCAGGCTGATAAAGCTCTCGACAACATGGAGCAGAGCTTCAACAAAACGAATAAGGCGGCTGACGCACTTGATACTGGTCTTTCAAGGCTCTCATCTGCCATCAAAGGCGTAATTGCTGCATCGGCGCTGCGTGAAATGGCTGGCCTGGTGCAGAAGTATCAGGAAATGGCCGAGCGCGTGCAAATGGCGACGTCCAGCCAGGCCGAATTCGAAATGGTGCAGCAGCGCCTGCTTACGACTGCAAACGGCACATATCGTTCTTTGCAGGAGGCGCAGGAGCTTTACATCCGCACGGCTGACAGCCTACGGAGCATGCAGTACACGACAAACCAGGCTATCGATGTGCAGGACTCAATGTCCTATGCGTTCGTGAAAAATGCCACCTCTGCTGATCGCGCAAACAACGCAATTGATGCCTTCTCCAAGTCCATCAATACCGGAAAGGTGGCGGCGGATCAGTGGGAAACCATTACCTCAGCAATTCCATCCGTCATTAACGATATTGCGGCCGCCAGTAAAATGACCGGCGCGCAGATTCGCGAATTGGGTGCTGCCGGAAAGTTAACCGCCAAACAACTCACAGAGGGTTTGCGCCAGTCACTTGAGGCGAACACGGCTGCCGCCGCTGGCATGTCGAATAACCTGGTCGATGCGAGTGTTCGAATCAAAACGGCAATCACCGCCATTCTGGTCGCTTTCGAAGGTGAAACCGGAGTTATTCAGGGATTCACCAACGGTCTGATCGCATCAGCTGATGCGATGCTTAAATTCAGTCAGAACTCTGACTCAATGAAAGGCTTTATTGACGCAAGCACGACTGCCGCTCTGGTTCTGGCTGGAGTTATTGGCTCCCGATATGTCGGCGCTCTTGTCCAGAGCACCGCAGCAAAAGTGCAAAGCATCACGGCGACACGCCAGCAAATACTGGCTGATGCTCAGGCTGCGCAGTCCGCTCTTTTCTCAGCAACATCAACACAGCGCAAAGCCGTAGCTGATAAAGAGGCTGCTCTGTCTTCTCTGGCGCTGGCTCAGGCTGAATACAACGTTGCTAAAGGTAGCGCGGCTGAAATGCTTGCTATGGATGCGCTGGTATCGGCCAAGACGCGGGCCACTACAGCATCACTGTCTCTTGCAGAAGCGGAGATTGCACAGGCGGCGGCGCAGACACGCGCGGCGGCAGCGGCAAGATCTGCATCAATTGGCATTGGACTTGCCCGAGGCGCGCTGTCACTCATCGGCGGCCCGGCTGGCGCGGCAATGTTTGCGGCATCTGCCATATTCTATTTCTGGCAGAAATCGCAACAGGCGAAGCAGGAAGCTATCGCGTTTGCCGATGGTCTGGACAAGCTTAATGGTTCCATGAAGGCCATGAGTAATACCGCGCTGCGTGGTTCAATTGCTGACGCAAACGTGGCGATTAAGGGCCAACAGGATGCACTTTCAGATCTGAGCGGTGAAATCGAAGATCTCACTGCAAAGCGCGATGATTACATTCAGAAAGGCAAGCAGTTCGGGACCACCATCGAACAGGGGAACGGGCTGCTGCAAATTGCCGCGCGCCTGACGGATGAGATCAACCAGAAACAGCGTGACCGTGCAAATCTGGAAGATAAACTCGCCGATACCATTCGCACGCGCGACATTGCACAGAATACGCTCAATAACAACATGCTCACATCAATGGGTGTGCATGACAGCCTCATTGAAAAAGGCACTACTCTCGAAAGGGTGCAGGGCGCGGTAGCAAAAGCGTTTGGTAATACCGCGAATGAAATCAAACGGGCCAATCAGGCCGGGCAAAACTTCAATCCGAAAGCACTTGAGATATCTCCGCCGACGGATGCTGGCGACAAAATAATTCTGAACCTTGAAGAACAGAATGAGCTTCTGAAGATTCAGGATGAGCGGCAGCGCGCCGTTGCAAAAGCGGGGATGGAAGCAGCCAAGGCGACCAACAACGTTAACCAGATCGCAGCCGCCAAACGACTGGCCGGTGAAAACTATGATCTTCAGAAAGCGGAAGAGGCGCGTAAGAAAGCTGCATCTGAAGCAGAATCACAGGGCAAGCGATCTGCAACACAAGCTGATTCCATTGCTCAGAAGCTGGCTAACCTGAAACAGCAGTCAGATCTGGCTGCCGGTTCGACGCAAGAGCTAAGCCGCGAGCAGGCCATTCTTACCGCTCAGCAGTCTCTTGGGAAAGGCGCCACCAAAGAGCAAATAGCTCTGGCTGGTCAGTATGCGGCAAAAAAATGGGACACTGCCAACGCCATTAAGGCTGAAGCTGCAGCCCAGAAGCTTCTCCCTGAATCGGCTGAGAACGCCAGTTACAAACAGGATGTTGAGGATCTGAATACGGCGCTGGCTGCGAAGAAAATCAGTCAGGAGCAGTACAACCAGACCTCAGAGCGACTGGCGGCAACGCACCAGGCTAACCTCGCGAAAATCCGCGCTCAGCAGGCAGTTACGCCACAACAGGAAGCGGCTGGCACTGTTGACCCGGTGCAGCAACTGGCGAACGAGAACGCGCGTAAGCTGGCGCTTATTCAGCAGTACGAGCAGCAGGGCGTATTAACCCACCAGAATGCTTTGGCGCTGCGAGCTGCGGCTGATACTGAATACGAGCAGGCGCGCATCGCCGCCCAGTGGGAAATCTACCGCAATCAGAGCACTGCTAATGAACTGCTGGCTACCTCGCTGGAAGGCCTGCAGAGCGGGGCAACCAACGCACTCACCGGACTTATTGACGGCACACAGAGCCTGCAGGAAGCAATGGCTAACGTCGGCTCCACCATCATCAACAGCGTGATCAGCAGTCTCGTAGAGATGGGCATGCAGTGGGTTAAAAACCAGGTGATGGGGCAGGCAGCGGCGGCGGCCTCTCTGGCTTCCACCATGGCGCAGGCAACAGCTGCCGCATCAGCTTGGGCACCTGCAGCAATGAGTGCGTCGATCGCCACGTACGGCAGCGCCGCTGCTGTTGGTCAATCGGCTTACGCAGCCTCTCTACTGTCAGCCAAGGGGTTAGCTGTAGCCGGAGCCCGCGAACACGGCGGCCCGGTATCTGCCAGCTCCATGTACCGTGTGGGCGAGGGTGGCAAGCCTGAGATTTTCAAAGCCAGCAACGGCAGCCAGTACATGATCCCCGGCGATAACGGTCGCGTCATCAGTAACCGGGATATTGGTGGTGGTGGCGGCGGGTTCAATTACAGCCCAACTATCCATCTAAACGGTGACTACTCCGCACAGCAACAAGCCATGCTCGAGGCCGCAGTTAAGCGCGGGGCGCAGCAGGGATACGCCATGGCCGTCAGTGATGTCGCCAGCGGCAAAGGCAAACTGTCCAACGCGCTGACCAACAGCTTCAATACCAGTCAACGTCTCACATAAGGAGATCTCATGGGGATCAGCAGCACCATTGATTTCCCGCACCAGTACCTGCCAATGCCCCAGCGATCAGGGCATGGATTCACCCCGGTAAGCCCCCTGCAGCGCTCCACCATGACATCCGGACGCACGCGCCAGCGTCGCAAATACACCTCGGTTCCGACTGAGGCGGGGGTTTCGTGGGTGTTTAATGATGCACAGGCGCAGCTGTTTGAGGTGTGGTTCAGGGATGTGATCACTGATGGCGCAGCGTGGTTCAACATGCGCATGCGCACGCCAATGGGCGTTGGTGACTACGTCTGCCGGTTCAAGGATATCTACGACGGGCCGGTGCTGTTCGGGTTAGGGTTCTGGAAATTCACGGCAACTCTGGAGCTGTGGGAACGTCCGATTCTGCCGCCTGGCTGGGGTAATTTCCCTGAGTTCATCGTTGGGCAGAGCATCATTGATTACGCGCTCAATAAGGAGTGGCCAGAGGCATGACCAGTGCAATCTTAAACAGGCTTTACACCAGTGATGGTAGTGAAATCATCCTCAATACGCTGCAGATTAACGTCGGAAGCCAGAGTTACTGCCTGGTCGAGAACTTCGAAGACATCACCGCTGTTACGGAGGCGGGGGAGACAGTGACGTTCCTGGCGGCGGCCATGGCTATCGCGCTACCGGCAAGGAATAAGGACGGCACACAGGATCTGCAATTCGCCGTTAGCAACATAGACGGCATCGTTTCCACGGCAATACGGAACGCCCTGGCTAACCTGAACAACGGCACGCTGGTAATGCGACAGTACATATCGACCGACCTGAGCTCCCCTGCGTCGCCTCCGATTGTCCTGCAGATCAAAGACGGGTACTGGAACGCGACAGAGGTTCAGATCACTGCGGGGTTCCTGAATATCCTGAAAACCGCATGGCCTCGCTACCGTTACACGCTTCCTGTCTTCCCGGGCCTCCGCTACCTCCAGTAGGAAATCATTATGGACAAATACAACACCGGCAACCCGCTGGCGTCAGCGCATCCTCTCGATATCCACCATGAATGCCACAACCAGCCCGATCTCATCACCAGATCAGAGGCAGAGAAGATGATTAAGGAGTCAAATGATGAGCTTATCCAGCGCCTCAAAAGTGAATTCATCCTGCAAAGACGGTCGGTTTAACCCTGATAAATACCGTTCTGTCGAGTGGCAGAAGGGCGGACGCGCTTACCCCGCGCTGGACTGCTTTGGCATCGTCAATGAAATCAGGCGCGATCTGGGTCTGGCTCCGTGGCCTGATTTCGCCGGAGTCACGAAGGATGATAACGGCCTCGACCGGGAGGCGCGCGGGCTGATGTCTGGCCTGACGCGATGTGAACCGGCACCGGGCGCGGGCATTGCCTGTTATTCCGGTTCAGTGGTGACACACGTTGCCATCGTGGTCGAGATTGACGGCCAGCTGCGCGTCGCAGAGTGCAATCCGCGCACCAATGTAACCTTTATGCCGCTGGCGCGGTTTGCGCGCCGCTTTGTTCGCGTGGAGTATTACCAGTGACGATCCGAATCTATCCCTCCCGGTTGCCGGGCGAACCGCTGGAAACACACCACCACGAAACCCTTACGCTCAGCAGTTGGTTCGAGCAGAACGTGAACGGCTGGACGCCGGACCAGCAGCACCCGGTAGCGGTCGAAATCGACGGTGCTTCTGTTCCGCCGGCTGAATGGCCGTTATGTTTCATTGGCCCTGACAGTGATGTCAGAATCTATCCAGTTCCCTACGGTACCGGCGCTGAAATAGCCCTTTGGGTTGCTGTCAGCGTCGCAGTGGCTTCGGCGGCATACTCGCTCTATATGATGAGCACCATGCAGACGGGCGGCGCATCTCAGCCTGGCAATGGTGACCAGCTTGAGTTGAATCCTGCCAAAGCCAACATGGCTAAGCTTGGGGATCCGATACGGGAAATTCTCGGGCGTTATAAGGTCTGGCCTGATTATGTTGTCCAGCCGATCAGCCGGTTTGATTCAAGTGACCCGAAAAAATTCAGTACCAGCATGTTTTTATGTGTGGGTGTTGGCGATCTGACTATTCCGGCTTCCTCGGTGCGTATTGGCTCCACGCCTGTTTCAGCGTTCGGGGATGATGTCGCGTATACCGTCTATGGTCCAGGCGCTGACGTATCCGGTGACAGCCGCTCAGAGAACTGGTTCAACAATGGTGAGGTAGGCAATACCACTTCCGGTACGTCAGGGCTTGACCTTGGCTCTACGGGGCCGCAGACCGTCAGCATTACGGCAGACGCGGTGCTGGTCAGCGCCAACACCATTACGCTGATTGAGGCCAGTGCCAGTGACGACGAAACAGAAATACCTGCTTCCTGGGCAGTTGGCACTATCGTTACGGTCATTGCGCCGAATTCTTACAATGTGGCGAACACGGGCGGCTATAGCGTAATTTTCGGCGATGTCGACGAACTGGCCCCGGTGGTTGGAATGCCGGTTGCCGTTAATTTCAACGAGTCTGATTACGACCTGTTTATCGCGAGCTACGCCCCCGGTGTTCCGGCGGTACCCGGCGTAGGTGGATCTGCTGCCAGTGTAACCGCCAGTGCAGCGCCGACGACCTACGATTTCAGCTCATCCCCCGCGACGTTCACGATTGGCTGGGATGGGACGACCTACGCTGTATCGCTGATCACGAATTACGTCACAATGTCTGGGCTGGTTAACACCGTTACAAATCAGCTGACGGGCTCCGGCCTGATTGCCCGTGACAATAGCGGTCGCCTGCAGATCGTCGAGGAGACCAGCCCGTTTGCCGGCGGCAGCATCAGTCATAGTGTGTTACCGGTTGCTGCATTCGGGAGTGCGCCGGTTGATGTTGTGGGTGTCGCATCCAGCGGCGGTACCGCCGCTGTTGAGGCGCACATTACCCTGGCCTATAACAGTGCAACCGGAAAACCGTTCACGGGTATTCCCAATGGCGTTCAGCGTATCGCTATCGGGTACGCCGCCGGGCAGTTTCGCATTACGGATATCGACGACCAGACTATCACCGTAGAGCGCGTGCGGGTCACGCAGGATACCGAGGGTAATGATGTTATCACCGTTGATTCGACCTGGCAGGGCTTCACCGAACGCACGCTGCTGGATGCGCAGATTACGGGCGTCAATGATGATTACGCCTGGCTGGGTCCGTTCCTGGCTTGTCCGGATGGCGAGACGACGACCACGATTGAGAACAATTTCATTTTTCCAAACGGCCATGTTCAGTACAACTCGAAGGGGGATCCTAAATCTCATAATGTGCACGTACTTGTTCAGTACAGAGATGCCACGACGGCAGGTACCTGGAAAACAGTTGCTTATGATTTCAGGAATAAGACCGCTGACGGGCATGGTTACACCCGCCGTATCGGTGGACTACCAGCGGCGCAATATGAGGTTCGCGCACGGCGCACAACAAAAATCGGCGGTGCAAGGACAGTAAACAATGTTTACTGGCAGGCTCTGCGCTCGCGGTTGAGTAAGCGACCAGCAAGGTATGCAGGTGTAACCACAATGGCGATTAGCGTGCGAACGGGCAATCGCCTCGCGGCGCAATCCGATCGGCGTATCAGCGTGGTGCCCACGCGGATTTATAACGGAGGTAGAACCGCACGCAGCATCAGCGGGGCGCTCTATCACGTACTGGAGTCGTTGGGATTCACCGATGGACAGATAGACAGCAACGCTATCGATGCCCTGGAGGCGACTTACTGGACACCTCGCGGTGAGACATTCGATTTTGCAACGGGTGACAGCGCCTCGGCGCTGGAGATGCTGCAAAAAATCACCTACGCCGGGATGGGCTATTTTCTCCTGACCGATGGCCTGGTGTCGGCTGGTCGGGAGGGCATTAAACCCTGGGTAGGCATGATTACGCCGCAGGAAACAACCGAGGAGTTGCAGACCTCGTTTAAAGCTCCGTCGCAGGACGATTACGACGGCGTGGACGTCACCTATATAAACGGCACAACGTGGGCAGAGGAAACCGTGCAATGTAGGCTTCCAGGCAATCCCACGCCATTGAAAGTTGAGAGCTATAAGCTGGATGGCGTGCTCGATCCGGACCGCGCGTATCGTATCGGTATGCGCCGTTTGCTCGGTTACACGCTACAGCGCCTGCAGCACACCACCTCAACGGAAATGGATGCACTTTGCTACGAGTATATGGACAGGATACTTCTTGCTGATGATATCCCAGGCAGCCAGACACTGAGCTGCCTGATTACGGATGTCTCATATAACAGCAGTACGATCACCCTGACCCTGAGTGAATCCCCTGACTGGTCGTTTGAAAGCCCGAGAGTAATTATCAGGAATCAGGAAGGCAGCGCCTCTTTAATGCAGGTACCTACCCGTATTGATGATTACACCATCTCTATCCCGTACAACCCATCGCTTGAGGTTGAAACATGGGCGATTAACGACCCATACATAGAACCCCCACGGCTTCTTTTTTGTTCTTCCGTTCGCGTCCCCTATGACGCACTAATCGGCGAAATTTCCCCGGGTAACGATGGAACAAGCAGCGTCGTCGCTGTTCAGTATCACCCTGGTAAATATGCGTATGACGACGCCAGCTATCCCGGCGATGTCGCGTAAACATACCACAATCCTTTAACCCGCTTCGGCGGGTTTTTTTATGCCCGGAGCGAGCATGACACATTACGGCACCCTTAATCCGCTGGGCTCAGCGAGTCCATACGATTTATTCGACAACGCGCAGAACTTTGACTTTGCTATTAACGACATTACCAACGCCATCTGGAAGGATCGCTTCGGTCGCAATCGCCAGACCTGGTACGGGCTTGAACAACTGGCAAAGTCGGCCATTGCTGCGTTTGGCTATATCACACTTGATTCTTTCCAGGCAGGCGCCACGCTTACCCTGCCTAACCAGGTTCTCCGCGATACCAGTACGGGTGAGTATTACCGCTGGGATGGAACGTTTCCGAAAACCGTTCCTGCTGACTCCACCCCGGAAAGCAGTGGTGGTATTGGAACTGGTAAGTGGTTGAGCGTCGGTGATGCAGTCCTGCGCAGCCAGATTTCAGACCCGGATGGTGCGTCCAGTTACCCGGAATTGCAGATGGCAAGATGGCGTGATGAGGGTGATGTCAGGGGTTGGGGCGCGAAAGGTGACGGGGTGACGGATGATACCGCTGCACTTCAGGAATGTTTTAATTCAGTCAGCAGAGCAGTATTCCCGAAGGACCAAAAAAGAACCTATATGGTTAGTAACCTGACAATACCAAAGGGCCTAAGTGTCGTTGGTAATGGTCTTGATTCTACCATTATAAAACAGATAGCTGGATCTTCTGGCTATATAATGAGTGCAATTTCTGATGATTTCAGATTAATAGACTTTAGTCTGAATGGTAACTACTTTGCTGGTACTCGTTATGACAATCCCGGCGTAATAAACACCCCTAATGGGGCGGGCCTGTATACCAAAGGTCGCGGCTTTGATATTCGCATCATGGTGGTAAATACTGCCGGTATTGGTTGGCTCGCAGAAAACCCCGGCACAGAAGTGAGCACCGTATATCAACAGCCCATAGATGTTGATATTATAATCAGAGATTGCGGCAAGGAGGGTATTATCTTCCGAGGCCCCGGCGATGGAAGAATAAGCCGCGCATGGGTTGGGGTATGTGGAATATTACCGCTACCAGCCGCATCAAGCACTGTTGCAATGTCAGACTACTATTCTGGGTCGCCTGTAGATGGTTTTGTTATCGACTCAACTACCGTTGAGCTTGGTGATATACATACTTACGCTCATTGGTCTGGCACTGGTTTCAGGACAAGAAACAATGTCCGACTGACCAAAGGAGGGCGTGTAATTGCAGAGTCTTGCCGAGCACAGGCATATATAAGTCAAGGTACCTACGGCTCTCTATTTCTCGATGTTCGTAACCAGAGCTTACTTCACCCCAACTGGACCTCAGCAGTTCCAACCTACACAGGGACAGATACCGCTGGCATGCCGGAATTTGACCTTATTACGGTCGATGCTAATTATGGCTTCAAATTAGAGGCCACGATTAAGAAGCTCATTATAACAAGTCCGTATGTTGTTGGTGCCCGTGGTGCGGTTATCAATGGGAATTGCCAAACGGATATTTCGTATGCCAACTCTACAGCAACAATTGGCTCCGAGGCTGGCAACTTATACTCTGGTGATGCAGTCCTATACACTTGCACGCATGGTGGAAACCATAAGTTAACCGCACAGAACGTTAATGGCGTTGCAGCTAATGTTACTGGGGCTGCCATGAGGATTGATTTTGACGCTACAACATGTGTTACTGCGTTAAAAAGGCTGTCAGCATCCAATGGGTTGAGAGGAAATAATATTACTGGATCTGTTTACCGCTGTACCACAGGATTCGTTTCAACTGGTCAGCCTGCATCAGAAAATATTGATTTATCAATGGAGTTGTTGACAGGGCAGGTAGCGTTTTCAGGTGATGTTCCAAACCTCGATAAGGCGCAAAACTGGAATATTTCTGCGTCTGTAAATAACGTTGGGTATTCAACAAGACAGCGATTAAGCGCAAACCTGGATATATCAACAGCTGGAGCCAAGACCGTCATCATCCCTCATCGATTCCTGTATACGCCAGATTTCAGGCAAATACAGTTAACGATAGATGACAGATCCACTCCAACAACCTCGACAGTAACCTGCTGGGTGAACGACATTACAGCAACGAATATCGTGGTTGGGTACAGACCAAGCGAGGCAGACACTGACACATCCCGTGCAAACCTCCGGGTAAATGTTATGGTTCAGTAGTCATCATCCATATCCCGCAGGCGATACCGGATAACCAGAGCAGCAAACAGGACAATGACGGCAAGGATGCCGATAACCCACCACATGTTTTTCCCTCACCTCAATGACCTGCAAACTATCCCGCAATTACCCACTCAAAGCTCATGGATAATAACGATCGAAAATGTGAATTCGATCGGTTGAAACGATCAATTAAACGCCATTATACTGTATGCATATACAGTTATGGTGGAGTGAATCATGCCTCGTAAATCAGAAGTCGGCGCCGCGTTCAGGGCCGCCATCGAACTAAATCCAAAAGGCTATAAATGCCTGCGGACAACCGATTTTGTCCGTGAATTGCGTGCCAGAAACTGGCCTTTCAACAATAGTGATGCGAACGCCTGGATAAGACGTTATCAACCCGACTTTGTGGATAAGACAGAGGGTGAGGGGGACAACCGGTACTGGATATTGCGCAACATGGGGAGGGTGCACTAATGGGGTTTCCTTCGCCGGCTACGGATTACGTTGAACAGCGTATATCGCTTGACGAGCGCATCATCACCAGGCCAGCGGCTACGTACTTTATGCGGGCCGGTGCAACGCATTACCGGGAAGGTATCCTCAATGGTGCTTTGCTGGTTGTCGACGCGTCAATGTCTCCATGTGATGGTTCATTGCTGGTTTGCACAGATAGCGGTGAGTTCAGGATTAAGCGGTATCGCACACACCCGCAGCCACACCTGGAAAACCTGGAGAACGGTAAACGGGAGAGGTTGCCAGATAAGGATGAGGTATCCGACACTTCGCGTCCGGTATTTGGGGTGATCACGTATATCATCAACGACGCGCGGTCTGGTGAGTTTGATGATTGTCCGGTGATGTAA